TGTTTAAACAAGGTCAGACTGGCACAAAATGGCTTGAATGTGAGTTCACAGTCGTTGGTGGAGCTTACGACAAGAGAAAGTTTTGGCAAAACATCATGGTTGATGGTGGCAAGATTAATCCAGAAAGTGGCATGCCTTGGTGTAAAGAGATTGGCATTAGAACTTTTAGAGACATTATCAATAGTGCTTTTGCTTTAGACCCAAATGATACATCACCAGAAGCAGCAAATAGAAGAAAGGTAAATGATCTTACTGCTTTAGATGGTGCAACCTTTTGTGTGAAAGTTGCTGTTGAAAAAGGTACAAATGGTTATGCAGATAAAAATAAGATGTTAGTTGCATTAGCTCCAAATAGTAAGGAGTACATTGGTGTAAACACACCACAAATGCAACAACCAGTTGGACAACCTCAAGTAACACAACCTAATGTGGCTCAACCACAAGTACAGCCAACTGCTAATAATACTGTACCTAATTGGGCAAAACAATAGGTTTCTAGATTTCTAGCGGCAGGACACCTTTCTCGTCTGCTAGAGTCGGTTTTGGGTAGCACCGATGCCGCAAAGCTACCCAACATTTTAGGAACACAAACATGATTTTAAGACCATACCAACAAGTGGCAGTAGATGATGCGTCAACTGCTTTAGACAAACATAAAAACACAATTGTGGTTGCACCAACAGGTGCTGGTAAAACTATTATGTTGTCTGCTTTGGTTGGGAAAAGATTTAAAAAGGGAAACAAAGTTCTTATTTTGCAACATAGAGATGAGTTAGTAAGACAAAATAGAACAAAGTTTTTAAGAGTAAATCCAAACATCACCACTAGCATTGTTGATGGATCAGAAAAAGACTGGTCTGGAAGTACAATATTTAGCATGGTGCAAACACTATCAAGAGAAAACAATCTTAATAACATCAATCATTTTGACTTGGTTGTTGTAGATGAAAGTCATCATGCAGTAGCAGACACATATGTTCGTATCATTGATAAAGTTAGACAAGCAAATGAATCCGTTGAGATTATTGGCTTTACTGCAACACCTAATCGTGGTGATAAGAAAGGTTTAAAAAAGGTATTTACCAACTGCTCACATCAAATTGAGATTAGCACATTAATTAGAGAAGGCTTTCTTGTTCCACCTAAAACATATGTTGTTGACGTTGGTGTGCAGAAGGATTTAGAAAATGTTCGCAAGACTGTAACTGATTTTGATATGTCAGAAGTCGAAAAGATTATGAACAAAAGAGCCATTAATGAAAAGATAGTTGAAGAATGGCAAGATAAAGCTGGCGAAAGAAAGACAGTAATCTTTTGTAGCACCATTGTTCATGCACAAGATGTATGTGATGAGTTCAGACGTAAAGATATTAGAACAGAAATTGTTACTGGTGATACACCAAGCGAACAAAGAAAACAAATCTTACATGATTTAGAACATGGTGATGTTCAAGTTGTAGTCAATGTTGCAGTATTAACCGAGGGATTTGATGCCCCACCAATAAGTTGTATTGTTTTAACAAGACCATGCTCATACAAATCAACTATGGTGCAGATGATTGGTCGTGGTCTTAGAACAGTCAATCAAGAAGAACACCCTGGCATTATTAAAACAGACTGTATTGTTCTAGACTTTGGAACAAGCGTACTTACTCATGGCTCATTAGATGAAGGCGTAGATCTTGATGGAGCACAAGCGAACAAAGCTGGTTCTGCTCCAACTAAAGTATGTCCTGAATGTCAGTCAGAAATACCTTTGTCATCAAGAGAGTGTGCTATTTGTGGACATGAGTTTGGCACACAAGACAAAGAAGTTCTTGATGATTTTGTGATGACTGAAGTTGATTTAATTGACAGATCACCATTTAGGTGGCTTGACCTATTTGAAAATAAGAGATGTGTCATGGCTAGTGGCTTCAATGGATTTGGACTGGTTGCACATTTAGATGACCTATCTGTAGCCCTTGTAAAGCGTAACAAAGGGCGTTTAAGAGTTATTAGTGTTGGAACTAAAGAACAAGCAGTTGCGTCTGCTGATGACTTTCTCAGAGGTATTGAAGATGGTGATGGTTCAAAGAAAGGTAAAAGATGGTTAAATCAAGGCGTGACACCAAAACAAAAGAACGCTTTGGGTATGTTAGGTCAGTATATTAGACCAATGGATTTTAGTTGGAATAAATACAAAGCAGCTTGTTGGTTAAATTATTTGTGGAACAAAAAAGATATTGATGCAAAAATTTTAAATTATTATGAAGGAGATGATAATGCAGCGTAGTGAAGCTTTAAAAAAAGTAGATCTTATAATTAATGGACCAAGAGCCAAATCTCATGGAGATGCAACAGAAACACACACATACATAGCTCAAATGTGGAATATTTTATTAAGAAAAAAATTAAAAGAACCATTAGATATACATGATGTATACAGAGCTATGATTGGTATTAAACAAATTAGAAATAGTCAGAATCCAAAAGTTGAAGACAATATGATTGATATTATTGGGTATGCGGCATTAGCAATAGAGGCAAAAGATGGCAAGAATGGAAGTTGAATACACTCTTCAAGAAGAAAATGATGTGGGTGTTGAAAATTTTAAGTTTGGTAAGATGTTCGTTCAGTTTAATTTTGCAGACCCTATGGACATAACAGTTGATAAATTAAACAGAAGTTTAGATCGTATTTGTAATTTAAATAAACATGAAGTTTTAGGTCTTAGTTTTGTAGCTAAGTATGATGAAGTAATTATAGCTGAAGGTTCACTTTATGCAGAAGGAGAAGGTAGATGGATTACCCCAGTATCGGAGACGATTCACTAAGAAACTTAACTAAGTTATTTGCAAGATTTAGTTGGGATAAAAGGCTCTGTGATTTAACAGAAGAAGAAATAAAAGCAACAGTAACAATAATTCAATTCTCAAAGAAGGTAGAGGAAGATGAACAATTTAACAAACAAGAACTCGACGGATTACTTCTTAAATATGTCCACGGAGAAAGTAAAGAATCAAAACAAGATGAAATCCCCTTTTGAAGAAGTTATTGATAGTACTATTGTAGAGAAAAACAAAAGAGAACCTAGAAGAAGATATCTAGGTGGATCTATGTTAGGCGATAAGTGTGCTAGAAAAATACAATACACATATATAGGTCAAGAGCCTGATGAAGAAAAACAATTTACTGCACAAACTTTAAGGATATTTCAGTTAGGTCATGAACTAGAGAATAGCATGTCTGGTTGGATAAGAAATGCAGGATTTGATTTAAGAACTATGGATAGTAATGGCGAACAATTTGGTTTTTCTGTAGCCAATGATGAAATAAAAGGTCACATAGATGGCGTGATATGTGGTGGTCCAGTTGATGTAGGCTATCCAATGCTTTGGGAATGCAAATCTGCTAATGAAAAGAAGTTTAGAGATTTTAAGTTTAAAGGCATAAAGGCTAATCCAACTTATGAAGTACAAGTGGCTTTGTATCAGGCTTATATGGAATTAACAGAAAATCCATGTTTGTTCACAGTTATAAACAAAAATACATGTGAGATATTTTATCAACTTGTTCCGTTCAATCAAGAACTTGCACAATACGCAAGTGATAGAGCAGTTGACATATTAAGAGCATCAGAACAAAAAGAGATGTTACCGAGAATTGCACAAAACAAAGATATATTTGATTGTCGTTTTTGTCAGTTTTCAAATACTTGTTGGAGTGGGGAGTGATGGCGATACGGAAGGTAGCAAGGTATCGCCATCGTAGGAGATGGTAATGAATATTGTTAAATTTGGCAATAACAAACGGAACATGGACTCAAAAGAACTTGTTGAATTAATAAGTGAAAGAGTTCCATCACATGTTCAAATAAATTTACTTAAAGAAACTTATCCACAAGGTGTGATAAGAGGGGATCAATTTACTATTGGTTCTCTTGGTGGGGAAGCTGGTAAGTCATTAAAGATTGATATAAATCCTAGATCTCCTTACTTCATGAAAGGTCAAGATTTTAATGGTGCAGATGGCGTAGGAGGCATTGTTAAGATATTGATGGAAGGTAGAAGAATGAAATTATCAGAGGTAAGAGAGTTATTTGCAAATTACATTGATGATAATATTCCAACGCCAGTTGAAACAATAAGCTCCATAATACAACCAGAAGCAAAACAAATTAATATTAATACACCATTTGATAG